CAGACAGCAGCTCATCACGTTCAGCGATAGCGGCCTTCAACTCTGTTTGCAGGCGAACCACGTCCGCCTTGGTCTTGGTCAGCTCGACAGAAAGCGCGGTGTTTTCCGCTTCCTTGGCCGTGAGCTTGCCCGTCGTGATGTCGATTTGCGCGCGGGCCTCGACCAGCTTGGCCGGGACCTCGCCGTCAGCGTCGCTCCCCTCGGGGCGAATCGACAGAAACTTGCACGACTTGATTTTGTCCCAGGCCTCGCGCCCGCACTGGTGCAGGTCTGCGCACATGGGATAGCCTTCCTTGGCAGGAGGCAGAAACACGTCCGCGTCCTGGTCGAGCACCTCGACGATGGTGGCCTCGGACGACGGGAAGAAACGGCCAGCGCACACGACGTGCTGATAGCCAACGCGATCTTGAGCAGTGACGACAAACTTGGGCATTGGGTGATTTCTCCTTGTAGAGGACCCGGCCCCCGCGCCAAGAGGAGAACACGAGGCACGAGGACCGGTCCAGGTTACTGACTGACTACGAAGCGGCGCAACGGACGGCGAGGAAGGGCAGCGAGTACCCCTCGGCGGCTCGGCCTTCCGAACCGTAGACGAACTCTTTCTGGTAGAACATGTTCGGCAGCGTGGGGTCGACCAGCGGCACGAACTTGGGAGCCTCACGGAGCTGCCAAATGAACGGCTTCACCGGACGGTTGAGGCACATGATGTACGTGGCCCTGGTGGTAAGGTACGGGTTGACGATGACGGTGAAATCGCCCTGGTAGACGTTGGACACGCCGGCAACCGCGATCGTGGTCGTCGCAGCGGCGGAAGCGGAGAACGTCTGGGGAACGATTTCCGCGTGGGCCGCCTGGATGGCCCAGCGCTTGTCGAGAGGGCCAACCATCATGGTATCAGCGATCAAGCCGAGGGGCTTGTTCGACTCACCCTTGAAGTTAGCCATCGCTTCAGAGCCGGCCTGCCACACGCCAAGAGGATCCGTCGCGAGCACCTTGGAGGCGCCCGTCAGGTTGTTGGAGAACGTGGACAGCGAGGAATCTTCGAGCGACACGGGGTGCGAGTCGTTGAAGAAGTACACGCCATCGTAGCAGAGGGTGGTGGTGCCAGCCTCAACCGCGGCAGCGATGCGCTCGTCAGGCCAACGCGCAACCGCCTGGCCCTGGGCCTGCACGACTGATCCGAAGGAGCCGTACTGGTCATCGGCCACCTTGTGCTTGTCGAGCGAGATCGTCGACTCGTAGGGCACGTTGGTCAGGCTGTAGTCGCGAAGGACGGCAGCGTTGGTGACTCGGGAGCCCAGCCACTGGCGCATCCCAGGAATCTGGGCGATCCAGTGGTAGAGGTTCGTGGAAGTCCCCGACGGCATGATCGTTGCGATCTTGTCGTAGAAGGTGGGGACGGCCTCGTAGGCGGCCTGGTAGAGGGCCGAGAACTGGATGAAGAGGGACTCTGCGGTGGTTCGGTTCAGTTGGAGTGCCATGGTAGCAATTCCTTTCGTGGGTGGTCGCTACTAGGCGACTCGGTAGCCGTAGACGGTGACGGTGCAGGCGGCATCGCCTGTGCTCTTGGCCGCGGTGATTCGGATCTTGCCGCCAGACGCGATCGAGGCGTACCCCGGCACGATGGTGGTGTTCCGGTAGACCAGGCCAGCGGTCAAGCCCGAGAGCGCCATGGCCTCGGTGATGGCGTTGGTCGTGTTCTTGACGGTGATGGTGGCATCGCCGCCGGTGGAGCTGGCCGCAGCCTTTTCGACCACGACGTGGGTGATGCGCAGGCCGCCGTAGGTGGCATCGAGCGTGATGTCGGTGTCTCCGGCCGTGTTGGCGATGGTCTTCGAGACGGTGCAGACCGCAACCGGGATGGTGTTGCCGTCGGTGCCGAGCGCGAGACGGCGACCGTCGATGTTCTCGACCAGTGCGCCCTCGACGGTCGTTGCCGTGATTTTCAGCAGGGGGTCCTCGATGCCAACCAGGCTCGCGCCCTTGGCATTCGCGGTGCTGGCCAGGTCGGTCGTGATGGCCTGCCGGCTCACGATTTCGGCCGCGAGCGACGTACCGTTGACCGAGCCAACCACCACCCAGACGCCAGCGCTGTCGACCTTTTCGACGGTGCCGCACATTGAAGAGCCGCTGCTCTTGGCGACGCTGTGATCGTCGTACATGTAGCAAACGCCGCCGACATCGGTGGAGGCGATGCCGTCGTAGTTCGTCCAGCGGAAGCAGCCGCGCTTGACAACAACGGACTTGTCGCCGCTGGAGCCGCTGCTGTTGTCAACGGTCTTCTCGCATCGGCCAACGACGCGAAGGCCGGCAGTGGTCGTGCCGTTGATCGCGAAGCCGGTGGAGTTCAGGCAGACGATGGCGCCGGCCTTGATGGTGGTGGACTGGTAGACCGGGAAGTCCCGGAGATCCAGGGAGCGTTCAGGAGCGGGGTAGAAGTCAGACATCGGATTTGCCTTTCGTTGGGGCGCGGGTTAGGCGCGGGTCTTCTGCGCCACCAGCTCGGCAACGCGCTTGTTGAATGGAATGTTGAGGTTGCTCGTGCCCATGTGGGCGCTGATTTCGGCGAGAACAGGAGACAGCGGCGAGCCGCCGTCAGACGCGGGAAGGGTCGAGGAGAGGGACACCACCTGGCCGCGGGCTCCAACGAATGCCTTCAGCATCGTCAGACACGCCTCGGTGCCCATGGTCTTCGCCTGCTCTTCGTAGATGGCCTTCTCAGCCGGGGAGACCTTGCCGTCCTTGACGGCGGCGCCAAGGGTCGCGGTGAACTCGGCGGACAAGCCAGCGGCCTTGGTCGTGGCCAGCTCTGCCTTCAACTTGGCGAGTTCCTCGTGGCTCTGCTTCAGTGCCTGGAGTACGCCCACTGAACCGGTGAGGGACTTCTGCCCAGTCAGCGCGCACACGCTCTTGCGGAAGCTGGACAACGCGGTCAGCGTCGACTTGCTTTCGCCCTCGTGCTCCTGGGCCTCTTCGGTCGCCCAGTCCTCAAAGCTCTTGAGCTTCGCGGTGAGTTCGCCGATCTTCTTTTCGTGCTCGTCCATCTGGGCCTTGAGGTGTGCCCGATGTTCGTCAGCCATCGCCGACATCTTGGCCTCAGTTCGGCCGCAAGTTTCGCATGCCATGGTATCTGTCCTTTCGGTTGCGGCCGTCGCCGCGACTAGCGGCTCCTGGCCATGGGTCGCGGGATTGTTGGTCAGCGCGACGTTGATCAGTTGGGTGATTCGCCCGTTCTCAGATTCGAAGCGAAACGCCGGGGAAAACATGCGGTATTCCCGCGCCTCCAGGTATGCCCTGGCCCGGTCGGTCCACTTCACTGCCGTTGCCCACAGCTCTGGCCCGTCAAAGGCATCGCGCCGAATTGCTGGCACGAATTCCTTGATACTGGCCGGGGCCTCGATAGGTGGATCAGCGAGCGTCTGGTGCTCGTAGTCCCCCATCAGTGGGACGCCTTTTTGACGGTAGATGGCCATCACAGCCTCGGCGGCCACATCGTCGAAGAGGAAATCCCCCTTGTCCGTGTGGTTCGTGCCGGCCGCGAACAGCCGAAACTCGGACGGGGGCACGAACGGCTTGCCGTCGTCCCCCTGGCTTTCGAACATAATCGCCGGTCGCGCCGTCAGCGCGGCAAGCTGCTTTTGTTGGGCGGAACCCATCCAGTCAAGAATAAAGGCGGCGTGCGGTAACCCTTACTGGGTGGGGAGGCCCCATCTTTTGCTTGACTCTGGTAAAACTATTTAGTATTTACCAAGAGTGGCAAGAGATCGCCTTTATGGAGATGACCTACAACTGTTTCGAAAAATCCTAGAGACGGGTGGCCATCGTGGCATTGCTGAGTTCTTTCAGATCTCCAGACCCAGCCTTTATCGAGCGGCGTCCGGGGCTGAGATGCAACACGCAACGGTTGTACTAATCCGCCTGGGGATCAGGCTGTTCGACAGCGAGAAAACACTCAAGGAACTCGTACGCCCATGTGGAGAAATGGACATCTCGGTACTTCGACAGATTTTGGGCACAAGCACTAAGGAGAAGAAATGATCACAAGCGAATTCGTTCTAGTAAATCCAGGGATGGCCAAGAGAATGCTGGGGGAGGAAGTCACAGCGAACTTCCGCCGCTTTCGCCAAATGCGAGTGGATCGCCTGGCACGTGACATGGTGGCAGGGAAGTGGGTAGACGACGGCAGCCCGCTTCGATTCAATTCGAAGGGTCAGCTTGTTGACGGGCAACATCGACTTCGAGCGCTCGCGCAGGCCGGCGTGACCATCCGATTTCTTACGGTGCATGGATGTGATGAGGACTCAGCAATTGACACAGATGTCTTTTGCCGGACCCTAGATCAACACCTAGAGGCTGAGGGTGAGGAACTTGCGCCCCAGATGGCTTCGCTTTTGAGACTGGCGTTGGCTTGGACAAGAGATAGCGCTCACGTGCACGGCGCCGCCCGACTATCTACCATTCAGGAATGCCTGGCCCTTCTGCATGGCCAAGATGGGGATGGCATAAGGAACGCAGTCCGCTTTTCTTCGGAAAACAGAGGGGACTGCTTGATGCCTAGAAGCCTGATCGGGCTGCTCCATTTTGTGGTGTGCAAGCACGGCCTCATCAAAGAGGTTTCCCTGTTTTTCGATCGGTTCAACTCCGACGTTGACCAGGTCGCCACTGATCCTGTCCGTCTTCTTCGTCAACGTCTCCTTGCCGAAAAGCTGTCTAAAACATCTCTCCCAAGAGAGGAGATTCTCGCCTTACTGATAATCGCGTGGAACAAGTGGCTCAGCGGCACACCTGTATCCTCTTTGCGATGGCGCAGCGTCGGGCCGGCGGCGATGCCATTCCCCACGATTTCAATCAAGAAAGATTGCTGAGCTTGTCCGCCGGTGCGTGGACAAGGCAGGCGAACGCCGAGCGGCCCAGCAGCTACCTACCTGTCAGCCAGCGCATCCTCGACCGCCCGGCGCAACTCCGGATCCATCCCGCTGAGATCCGGTTCCCAGTTCGTGCCGTCTTCGCTGGGTGCGGCGCCGAAGCCATCGTCTGCGTCGATGTCGGGCGCGTCCTCGGTGACGCCGGCCTCTTCAGCTTCTTCTGCTGAGATCGGGGTCCACTTACATTCGCAGTTGTGGACTACAATTCCAGCGGCGGTATAATGGCCGCTAACTGTATGGAGGTTGTAGACGAAACCATGAAAAAGTTGATGCTCGACACTGACAATATTGTCAAGGAATACGTCGGGGGAGAACCAGAAGTCCTGATTGCCAAGCGCCTTGGCGTCCCCAGATACGCTATCCATTGCGTTCTCGTTCGCTCTGGGGTCAACATCCGAGGAAGGAAAGGCGCCAACGCCATCACCATGGGGAACATGAGCAGGGAGCAGCGTCTTGCACGTACAGATGCGGCCCACCGGGCCGTCCGAGGCAGCACGCGGACCATGGAATCCAAGATCAAAGCGGCCCTTGTGTTCCAGCAAAGATGGCACAGGGTCGGAGATGCTGAGGTCCACGTTTGCGCGATGCTTGAGGAACGCGGGGTCTCGTGCATTCAACAGCAGGCGATCGGTCCCTACAACTGCGACCTTGGAGCCTTTCCCGTCGCCGTGGAAATCTTCGGGGGAAACTGGCACTTCAGCGGAGCCCACCTTGCCAGAAGCGAAGAACGCACGCGCTACCTCCTCAATGCGGGTTGGCACGTCCTCATGGTTCAAGCCACCGCCAATCATCCCATCGACGCTGCGACGGCTGATTACATTGCCGTCTACGTGAAGGAGGCCCGCCGCGACCTGTCCGTCCTTCGTGAATATCGGGTGATTCGGGGTGCAGGTGAGACAATTGCCGGAGGCAGTGCGAATGACGAGCACATCTCCATCGTACCAACGCTTAAAAACGGCAAGTATGTCGTGAGCCAAGACAAGCGTTTCGCCTAAGAGGCACTGGTGATGCATTGGGACATGGTGTGTGTCCCACCATGGGTGATCGGCTGGCAGGGTTGTGCCACCGCAACCGCTGCAGGTCTCGCACTCTCGGTCCGTCTCGGCGTCGTCGTACCTGGTGAACGGCCGGGCCTCGCGCACAGTGGGCGAAGACATGATGGCGTAGCGGCCTTCGGCGTAAGCCCCAAGCACGTTGGTACGAAAGATGTTCTCCATGCGGCCCGGTATCTCCCCGCCCCACGCGTCGACCAGCTCAGCCTTGACCGCGTCTTTGAAGTCCTCCAGCGTGCTGCCCTCAGCCACGGCCCGGTCAATGGCGTCGAACGTGTCTTGCAGAACGCGCCCCTCGGTCACCTGCGAGACCGTGAAGGCTCGCTCTCGCTGCTGGGTGGTGAGTGTGTCCCACTCCTCGCGATCGACCGGCACGCGCTTGCGGAACGCATCTACGGCGGCATCGAAGCGGTCGGGGTCTGCCGATGGCTCGGCCACTGGCTAAATCTCCTTCAGGAGGTCATCGCGCCCGGCCATGTGGGCCAGGATGTTGGTGCGCTCGAATACCTTGGCCAGCTCGGTCGTGTCGCTCTGGCGATATAGGGCCACCAGCCGTCGCTTGAGGTCCTTCGGGTCTTTGGCCGCGCCGATGGCGCCGTTGATTTGTTCGAGCATCGGCCCGAGTGCAGCGGCCGCGCGCTTCGCCCCCAGGCGAGTCAGGGCGTCGTTGTAGCGCTCCTTTCGCCGGCTGACCGATGACCGCAGCGCCACGAGCTTGGTCTCTTTGGAGTCGTTGGGCTTCGTCTTGGCATCGTCGCCGCCCTGCTGCTTGATCACGACCGGGCCGCCGCCCGCCGCTTTCTGACCTGCTGCCTTGGCTTCGTCCTTGGTCACATGCGGGCCGCTCACGTGCTGCCCATCGGCGCCGAACGCATGAAAGCCTGGCGCGTTCGATTGCCCGCCCCCGGGGCCACTTGGCTGCGCAGGGGCAACGGCCTTCGGGTCGCCCTCCTCCAACTGGGGAATACCGAAGGACTCCCAAATAGTCTCCAGGTCGGTCAGCGGGTTGGCCGTCTTGAGTGGCAGCGCGGCCGCGCCCAGCGCCTGCATCACCTGGGCCTCGCTCAGTTCATCGTCGGGCGGGTCAATCTCGGCCTTCGGGTAGGGCGCCAGGGATGCATCCTGGTAGCCGTAGCCAGCCCACCAGCTCAGGCACTGCCGGCGAACCACGCGGTAGAGTTCTGCGTCCTCTTTCTTTTTGTCGAGGCGTACCAGGTTCTGCACCTGGCCCATGGCCCTCGACCCGCCGGTGCCAGCGCTGCCGGCCTCGGTCGTCAGGTTCTGCCCGAGCAACAGGATCGCAATGTCCGTGTCAATGGCGCTCTTGAGAGCAGGGAAGGTCTCGCCGGTGGATGCGCTCTTGGGCTCGATGAGCTCGACGTCAAAGGACGCATCCGTCGTGGTCGCGCCCTGTGGACAAATCACCGTCGGCTCGCTGCCGATGTTGTTCAGGTCGTTTTCAAAAGCCGCCTTGTCGTCGGCGTCGGACGAACTTGGAACTTTGCCCTTCATCATGGGCAGGCCGTGCTTTTCGTTGTACCGTGCCCAGTCACGTTCGTTCCACGTGCGGCCCAGGTACTTCAGAGCCAACGAGCGAACCGCACCGTTCATCCACGAGCGCAGGCCTCCCCACACGATCCACTTGCCGTCCGATGCAACCTCGTGCTGGGTGTCAGGCAGCCAGATCACCGAGTAGGGCTCCCACATCACCATGCAGAACTGGTTGCGGGTCCAGTCCCATCGCAGGTGCCGAGGGTGGACCGGGATGATCCGCGGCGTCCACGTGCTCTCGGTGGTGACCCACACGATCTCAGCAATGGACACGCCGAGCATGATCCGCCACTTGAGGATTTCGCGCGCGGCTTCTTGTGAAAGGATGTCCGACCAAATGCCATCGTCTTCGTTCTCGTCCGGCCCACCGAGAACCTCGGCGAGCTTGGCCGCCTTGCGCTTGGGCCCGGCTGGCCTGAACGTCGTGGGGACCGAGAGAAAACCACCGATGCGCGTGCCCAGGACGCCGCTGATTCTGTCGTCGGTCATCATCTCGTCAACGAGCGTGGCCGAGTTGTAGAAGTACCCCATGTCGTGATTGCGCAGGTCGTTCGCAATCTGCTCCAGCATGTCACGCTGGCGCCATTGCGAAAAAGCGGGTATCTCGCGAAACCGCGACAGGTCCGGGCGCGTCTGTTGCATGCGCCTACCACTATCCCACCGTGGCGCGTGGAGCCTTACCTACACCGCCGACCGGGAGCCGAGTGCCCAAAGACGGCGCAGGCCCTTGTCGCGGAACGCGCTCACGGTCTTCTCGGCCACCCCAAGAACTTTTGCAATCTCACCTTGAGGCTCGCCTCGAAGAATGCCAAACACCGCGCGCCGGGTCTTCACCCCCAGGCCATCGGCCAGCCTACCCAGGCACATGACGCGCGCTTTCTCTTTCTCGGCTGCCAGCGCCAATCTCTCTGGCCCCATGGATGCGAGTTCGGAAAACTCCGATGGCAGCCCGTCAACCTCTGCCTCTTCTGGAAGGAGCGACCGCAGCGCAGAAGCGACCTTGTCCTTCGTCTTCGGGTTCATCCTCTTCCCGTTGAGCATCCTGTACAGCGTGGAATGTGGAACCCGCAGCGCGAGTGAAGCCTGGCGAATCCCGATCGAACCGATGAGGTCCCAGAGTAGAAAGAAATCACCTGGTGGTGGCGGGCTTCTCACTCGCTCAGGATCTCCAACGCGTCGGATGCAATTTCCAAAAACGTCCCGAACGACAGTGACCCCCATGACCGCGTCGCAGGACAATATGCTACGTTTCGCCTGCCTTTTGGCGGCCTCGTGCATCAGCTTGCGGGCAAGTTCCTCAACGGTGACTTTCTTCATGCTGCTCCCCTTGCGTTGGTTACTCGTCGCCTGC